TGGTACTATACATTGTATTTTTTGCCTATCATACTTCCATATTAATATAGGTATGTATTTATCACCAGCAGCTTCTAGCGTTTGTGTCCACCAATTATTTCTAGGCATATTACTCCCTAATTTATACCTCTTACATTCTATAGCTATGTTGTCTAAATAAATGTCTGCTTGTCCTTTTTCTTGGTATTGATCCAAATTTCTTTTAACTCTTTTATCTATATTCTTTGATACAAAATAATCATTAATTTTATTTACAATATATCTTTCAAATGCAGCACCTTTATTTCTACTGTTTACTGGCATTTTAAAATCTAGGTGCAAATAATTTAATTAGTAATAAATAATTTTTATCAGAAACATATTTAAGATGTTTCAATTTCTTTATCTTCTTCATAAGAACATACTCCTAATTTTAATAAAAGCTGACTAGCAGACTCTATGCTCATATTATTTTTTGCAGCAAATATTTTGATCTCTGTATGTAGATCAGTTGGAATCCATAGTGCTTTTTTGTAATTATCTTCCATATAAACTCTCCATATAAATATTAATATTAATATGACTTTATTACCATACTAGATTAATAGTTTCTTGCATTTCTCCTATAATCAACATAAGGGCATAAGATAAACTCTCCAAAACACCTAAATACTCTCATATATCTAATTGCCCTTTTTTTGGATATTCTTGTTCTTTATATCTTAAAGCATTTCTTAAAATCTTTTTTTCTAATTTATTACCAAGAAAATAAATATATCTATGCTTTCTTGGTCTATCAACTTGTATAAACTTATCTGTATTTTTTTTGCGTTCTTCTAATGTATAAGATTCACAAACTGTTTTGCTATGTAAGTTACTACCCTTGATTCTCCATTCTGTTCTTTTGTCTGATAGTCCTGTATAAATAAAGTTAGTTGCTTGATAAACAATACCAGTATGATCTTGCTCTGTATCAGCATAAGAAACTATAATTTTTGGTCTTGGTAATAATTTAAAGGAAGCAGAAATTAACATTGATGCTTGATTTTTTTTATTATATTTTAAAACCAATCTATTAAGTTCTAAAACATCATTCTTATATGTTTCACCAGCAATACCTTTACATAGAGCTGGAGATGGTGGAAAACCATAAGAAACCATACCTATAATTTTATTCATATCAAATAGTCCATAAGCATAGCTTATTGATGGCATCCTCTTTGCATAATGTATGTCCAATATAAATGGTTTTGTATCTTCATAATTAATTTGCTCAACTGTATATTTTCCAACTACAACACCTTCTGCATCATCAAATAATTTACCCATTTTTCTTTATCGTTAATGTCTTACTTCTAATCTCATAAGCATCTTTAGGTGGCACTATTTTTTCAGGTTGTGCTTTATACTTTCGCATCTTCCAATGTATTATGTATTCACCAGTCCTACCAATAGATGCGTTACCCATTTGATCCATGATATGTGCTGATAGTTTTTCTTTCATAACACCAAGATTCTTAATCATGTCATTAGTTTGTTCTAATTGCTTGATAAACTCTACTGTATCTTCAGGTAGTATTTTTGTTTCATCATTTGCGTTTGGATATTTTATATGTGCATCATTTGTAACTTGTGGCGTATAGTAATCTTCTTCATCTATTCTTCTATTAAAATCAATTACTTTATCAGCAAGTTTTTTTTCAAACTCATAATCTTTTGGTATGACATAGATTCTAAGATCAGTTGATTGGTAAAGAATTATCAAAATACCTGCATCTGCTTGTGTAGTTGACATAGCAGCTTTGAGTTGCAAAACACCTAACCAATCAGGTGGTATATCTTCAGGATAAATACTGGTACATTTAACTTCTATTGGCGTGATACCATCAAGATATATTTCAGAGCTATCAAGTGTCCATATACCATTGTCTGCATCCTCTTTTACTGTAAGCTGACTTGGATATGCCATACCATCTAATGATCCTTCTAATGGCAATAAAGGATGTATTACTTTTTCTGTAATCTTATCTTCAAATTGCTTGATACCAAGTCTTTTCATACATTCTTGTATTAAAGGTTTTTCCAACACATCTCCTGTTCGCTGTCGTAGTGTTTGTGGAGTTCTTATACTCTCCCCATGCCTTGCCCTTATACAGTCATTTAAAACCTCTTGTTTGCTCTTAAAATGTCCCTTGTCAAACAAATATGGCACTAAGGAATGAGTGCAAAAATCATCTCTAGTAATCTTACCTATTGCTTTCATTTGATATCTCCATAAATATATCTTCAAATAATGCTGGTGGTATTTGACTTCTTAAATAATCTCCTTTTAATCCCTGAGTACCAGTTCTTGATCCTCTTGGTGCTGGTTCGTGATGGCAATCTCTGTTTCCATTGAAACACATCGGTCTAGTTGTGAAATCGTAGTTAGTCCAAATATCAGTAGGTTTCATTCGCATATCGCCATAAGAACAATAAGTTATTGTTTTTCTAGGAAAAGATTGCATCATGTCCTTTTTTAGTAAAAGCATCCCGAACAATTCCACTATACTCACAAGCTACTAATACTTTCATCTTGCAATACCAAGTATGTATTTAATTTCTTCTAAGCTATCTCTAACTTTATATTCTTCACCTAGCACCTCTACTATTACTTCGCTAGTAAAATCATCTTTATAAAAACCACTTATGAATCTAGCTGGTATGTTTAGTTCTCCACCACCAACAAGATTAAATGTTACATTATTGCTCATTTTCCAACTCCTCTAGTTTTGCTTTTTCATTAAATAATTTATTGCGTTTTTCTGATACCACTTCTTCAGCTTGTGCTAATTCTCTTTCAGCAATATCTATTCTTGTATGCTGTTCGATAATTGCACAAGCCTTTTGAAATGGATCAGACATAAGACAAGACCTCTAATTTTATTTCATCAAATGTCTTGTAAGTCCAACCATATTTTTTTCTTGATTTCTTAGTGTTACAAATTCCAAGCTCCCTAGCTTTTTTTCTTATGTCTAACTTTTCTTGTTGTTCTGCAAGTGTAGATAAACAAGCCTTATCCCATTCACTTCTTTTTATTCTTTTGTACCTAGAATATTCAGAAGTTCTGTAATAAACCCATTTGTAACCAATAGACTTAGTTTCTGCAACTCTGTAGCCATTGATGTAAACCCACCACTTTTGTTTATTTTGCATTTCTTTTCTCCTTGCTAACTTTTTTTACTATTTCTTTTACTTTGAATCCATCTTTAATAAACTTTTTTTTCTTGTAATCAAAATATTTTTCATGTGGAGTTTTTACAGCTAACCACCAAAAGTTAGTTTTTGTTAATACATATAGTTCGTATCTCATTATGCTCTCTCCTTATTTTTTGCGATCATAGACATTGGTACGCTATATAAGGTTTGTGTTTTATCATCTACAAATAAAGCAAGATTATGTCTAACTTGATACTTGCCTTGTGCATAAAGACCTTCAATATTTCCAACTTTAGCTTTAAAACCAAACATATTTACAATTTCTTTTGTGTGTTGATTTTGTGTTATTTTGTATTCTTTCATGTTAATTACTCCTTTTTTGTTTAACATAAGCATATTATATACTTATATATATAAATATATCAACAATAATATAAATTATTTTAAAAGTGGATTTATTTTAGGAACTGAACTTAATTGATCTAAAGTGTCTTTAAATGAGTCCATAGCTAATGTTGGAGTAATTATGGATGAATCAAATGAGAAGTAAGTCTGCGAAGTGTTATTTGGTTTGAAGAAGATATGTTTTCCTGAATTATCAAAAAAGACAAAAGCAAATATATCACAATGATAGTGCTTATATACATCAGATAATGACCTTGAAGTTTCAGTTGCAAAAACATATTTACCTTTTTTAGTTTCTCTTCTACTCTTAACTTGAATAGTATATTTAGCAGAGCCTAACTCTACTATTAAGTCTGCTGGATGTTTCTCTTGTGTTTTGTAACACCAATCACAATGCTCTAACAAGAATGTCTGAACTAATGATTCTCCTAATGCACCAAGCCTAGAATTAGCTTGATGATCTTCACTTGTCTTGTTGCCCATCTTGTTTACATAGAGCCAGTTGCCTAGAATTATATAATGCCCTGTTTGGAGTTTGAATAGCATATCTTGATCTAAGTACCTCTTCTGATGCTTCCAACCACTTTCCTAACTCCATGAGCTTTCTAGTTTCTCTAAAAGACATAAAACCAGTAATACCCATTTGAAAGCACATATCAATACATACCAGTCTGGCTTTTTCAGGAAAGGTACGCCATACACCCCAGTTCTTGGTTAGTTGCTTTTGTACTCTCTTAATATCATTATTAAGTAAAAATAGAGCTTCTTCTTCTGTAATACCTCTATCTTCTAAGTTTCTTCCAATTCCAATTGTTAATTTATTAGCTGAACAATTATAAGGATTTAATCTAAGTCCTTCGTGTCGCCTTAACATATCAACTATCTTGTCTAACATTATTGAATGATTACCATGAAACATATTAATCTTTTAAGCTATTTCTTGCGACACCTTTGAACTTTTCAAATGATCTATAGCCACCTAATCCTAAAAGAGATAGTGTTAATGTTAATAAACCTTCTGTTTGTATTGCTGGTAAAGAAACATCAGAGCCAGTAACTATTATCAACCAGTTTAGAAAAGGTGCTAAGAAAAAAGACCAAAACAAACCCAAACAACAAACCCACATAATAGCTGGTCTTGCACCTGATACAAATAATGATGAATGTTTGGCTTGTTCTTTATTAACTTCGATTTGAGCCATATTAGCTCTATGAAGTTCTGTTTTGAGTTCGTGTTCTAGTTTTTGTTTTAAATCCTTATCAGCAACAAACTTATCAAGAATATTGCTAATAGGATCAATAAGTTTTTCTAACATACTACATAGCTGTTTTTACAATTAGCGTAACTAAAGATGCAACAATAGTTGTAAGACCACCAATGAGCCAAATCTTTATATAATCAATTGAGCCTTGCAAAGCATCAGTTTTTTTATAAATTGTTTTCCATCTTTCCTCGCACATCTTTTCATGTACTCGCAAATCTGAATGAACATCATTAGCAGTCTTTCTAGGCA